GTTCTGGTAAGATTGTGCAATTCAATTCATCAGATGTATTAAGAACCATATCATCTGTATCAGATGCCTCAGTATTGAGACCACCTATAAAAGGTTTTAAGAATACTCTGGAATTTGCTGGCATAGCTCTTTATACTCCTTCATACGTGTTTTTATATCTTTACCACTCTTTCTAATTTTATTTGTTTCAGCTTTAATAGTTTTTGCTATATGCGAATTTTGCAAACCTTTTAAAGCTTGTTCAGCATGGAACCTAGTTGTGAAAGCACCCGGAACATACTGTGAACTATTACGAATCCTCCACAATGTTCCATCTTTTACAATTACATAATCCTTCTGCCACTCAATGGTCTGTTCTTCCATAGTGTCGTCTCCAATCCTCTTACACGTTGTGCATGTTTATCAGCTGTCACTAATTCTTTCCGTGCTCTGTCATTAGTGATGCTATCAATTTCTCTATTCAACTCATAAGCAGCTTGTACACGTGCTGAGTTAAGTAACAAATTGAAATGTTGTGGTGCTAAGTCTGGTACAAATGTATCTTCAAGTTTGAATTCAGGCATTACAATACCGTAAGCAACTGTATACTCTTCTACAACTGTATTGGTTTGTGAACTATCCCAAGCATCAAGTATGATTTCATTATCATTAAAGCTTGTGTAATATTTAGGACAACGATCTGTATACACATTATAACGAATACCTGAATTAGGATCTGTGATATTCATTACATTATCTTTTAAAGGGTTCTTATCAAGTGCTCTGTCAAGAAATACTGTAGGATCTAGCCACTCTAAGTCATGATATTTATCACGCTCTTTATCATAGTATTTCAATGTATCAAGCTGATAAACGTTATCGTTAAAGTATAATTTAGTAGGTTGTGTTACATCTGAAGCACTATGAAGTTGCACCAAATTGCTACGAGCTTTGATATCACGAGTGTATAAGAGATGTTCGTAGGTCTCTTTGATACATTGTGCAATCTGCATAGCTTCTCTAGTATCTTCAATAGACTCTACCATCTGTCCATCAACAGCTTGTAGAATTCTTTGTACCATTTCTAGAAGAGTATATTTCATTTATTAAATCCTTTAAAATATTTTTATATATTGTATATTATCTTTTACGAATTGTCAAGTATTTGTAAAGAATAATTCACATTCTGCTTCACGTCTATTAACAAGTCCTTGAAGAATTTTTCCATTTGCTCTCACCCATCTCATCCACTGTTTACGAGCATTTACCCAGTCCTGTTTCTCGATGCATTTTTTTAACGTAGAGCGATTGAAATTACCCTGTCCTATGTTGTATATCAAACTGCACAAAGCTTCCTTCTGAGAGGCTGAAAAATCGCCTTTAGGATATATGATTTTATGTGTGCAATACCAGTTAACAAGTTCGTCAGCTTCTTCTGGTGTAATTCTGTCACCAGGTTGTACTGAACTGCCATCAGCATATGTTGTACTACCGTAACCAATTGTCCACTGTCCTGCAGGGCATTTATAAGCGTCTTTACTAAACCCTTCAAATTTTTTTAAAAGCTCGTACATATTGTCTCCAATAGAATAGAATACCCCTTTGCCACTGGTTCAGCGTACACGGGGTTGTAAAAGCAGAAACAAGTATAGAGACCTATAACAGTCGCTATAATTGTTAAAATTATGTTACGTTTTTTCATTGTTTTGTCGCCATTATGGTATATATGGTTTTAACATCTGCACGTATTTCATCAGACTGTAACAATAATATATCGAGCTTACCTTCAATTGTTGAAATCTTTTGTTCACTTTCTGCCATCCTTTTCTCAAGATTTGTTACACGTGGATTGATTGTCATCATTACAGAAATAAAACTGCAGATGGTGAACACAACTGTTCCAATCATTCCAATCAGTTTAAGGTATGCTACTATTTTTTTAATGTCTAGCTTCATTTCTTTTTCTTTCCACAGGGCATTTTATTTCTCCTTTATTGTACTCTAGCAACTGTACCTAGAAATCTTGGATTTGTTGCATTAGTTGTTCTGGTTATACTTGTTGATTCAGCAGATAAAGATTCATTACCATTTATAACATAAACATTATTAGTTGAACCAACAGTTTTACCATATGACATACTTGGTACTGTTTCTTTTTTAACACCTCTCCAAATCTCTTGACCATCTACTTCAATATAGGAGTCTTGTAAATCAAGTGAGCCACCCCATACTTTTCTTTTATCACCCATTGTTCCTAAATATATAATGCTTGTTGAAGCGTTTTGATAAATTGGTGTAGAACTTGTAATAGAGTTTTCTAAGTTCCAGTTTTCGCCATCTGTACTCAACTCAACTTTATATTCTGTTCCAGTAAAACTAATCTTTAACCAATACCAAGTATTTGCAGTAACAACAGTTGCACCACCCATCCAACCAACATCCCAAGATGTACCATTTGTACTAATTCCTACACCAAATTTTCCACTAGCCATTAGTTCACCACCAACTGTATTGAAGAAACCTGTTGAGCTTCCAAATAAATATTGTTGAGTAGCTACACTACTTCCTGTCTTAACTTTCCATACAATTTCCCAGGCGCTACTCTCTGGTAAAAATGCGGTAGGTACTGTTAAAAAGTTTTTATTACTGAAACCACTTATTCTTGGAGTATATGCTCTAGTGATTGTTAAAGTACCATTAATAGTTCCATTGATTGAATTACCATAGTATGTTTTAGTTTGATTAGAAGCATCTAGAATATATCTTGAAATTTGTAATTTATCTTTATAGTCCCACTTCCAAGGTAAAACAGTGTTAGAAAAATCATAAACAACTGCTTGAGTAGATTGAATACCACTCCATATGGTGCTCCAAGCATCTGGGAAGAATTGTGAAGGTGTTTCCATTTTACATTCTTTTAAGTCTATTGAGCCTGTCATAGGATAGCTATTACTTGCACCATTATTTCCAAGTCTAAAAGGGTATGTATTATAAGTTGGTGTAGTTGTAGAAGCATATGAAATATCATTAGTAAAGGTTGTACCATCTAATGAATATTGTCCATAGTAGTTAGAACCATCCCAACCAATTCTATACCAATACGTTGTATTAGGCTGAACTACATAAGTACCTTTTTGTTCTGTTGTTGTTATCCAGCCGCCATTTACTGGGTCGCTTACCAAGAAGAAGAATAGTCCATCAGTACCCCAACCCAGTCTTATACCATGTGTATCAACATTACAACCAACAACGTTATTAGTTGCACTGGTTACTGAAGATCCTGTTGTAAACTTTACAGTGAGCCTCCAAGGTGATGTAAACACTATAGTACTATCTGAGCAATAAACATATTTAGCTGCTGCAAAATTACTAACAACGCCATCATCTGATATAGTTGGATCATTGACTTGTGATACATTTACTAAAACTTTTCTTTCAGTTGTGTAATTAAATCCGTTATAGTCCGTTAAATCTGTATACTCTTTATCTATATCATTTGGTGAAGTTCCATAAAACTCTTCATCATACTTACCATGAACTCTGCATCTGAATGTATAAGGTAAACCCTTTTTAATTGTTTTTTCTATGTTGTAATACGTCATTGAAATCTCCTATAAAATACTTAATTCAGGTTCGTAGTCGCTTGTTAAAGAGCATATTACAGTGCCATCAGGTGGAAGGACTGTTGAAACCATATCGAAATATTCTTGAGTTTCTGTATTATACATTCTTCCTTTGAATATACCTGTAAAAGCTAAGACGTTGTCGTAGTTTTGTGCAGAGTTTTTCACAACTGTCCAAGTGTAGCCAGAACCTATATCATAGATAAATAAATTTTGTGCATATTGGTTAGTATCTCCTGCATAAACCGCCAACTTAGATTTATCAGGACTTAAAGAAGCATTATAAATGTATGCGCCAGAGTTGTTAGATGGTAAAGGCATATTAGAAGCAATCAAAGTCCATGTCCCATTTTTAAATTCAAGAATATACACATCAGATGTTGTGCCAATCACTAAGCAGTTATTACGATTATCAAACCGCCACAAACTCTTATCAATATTGATATAAGGGTAAAGCGTGTCATCAGATGAAATAGCGTGTAACTTATAGTCTGAACCAACTTTAAACACACTATAAGAACTTGCCACCGTGCCATAAGTGCTTGCTGGTGTATTATTATAATTACTCATATTATTAAGTTTATCAACACTATTATTAGCAGCATAAAACACATAATCACCCTCAGCCAAACCTGTACAACCCACAAAGACAGACGTATTCGGTATATCAGAAGATGTATATGTAACCGATATAGCTGTAAAATCACTATTTATTGTATATATTCTTGGACTTGTTAAGCCAACTGTAACTAATAAATTATGTGTTGCTGGGTCGTAAAAATGTCCTTTTAAAGCGTAAGTATTGTTTATTTGGGTTGTTTCATTTATCCAGATACCTCTAGCCTCTCCATGTGTAGAACCACTAACTTGATAACCAGTAGTGATTTTTACAGTATCGTCTTCATATACAAAGTTTCTACGGAAATTTGTAGTACCTTTATCTACCTTTGAACCAGATGATGTAATAGTATATCTATCGTCCCCACTAGCACTTTCTGACATACATACAGCATTAGAACCAACAAACTTCATATATATACCACCACTAGAAATATCGTGTACACCTGTTAAAGCTGTTTTATTCCATGTCGAGCCGTTATAAGCGTAAGCAAATGAACCGACATAACCTGAGCTGTTGTTAAATCCTGCAAACACGCAGAATAAGTTATTATTAAACCAAACCGGCTGAACATAAGTCTGTCCACCTGTTGATGAACTTGTAGCAGCTATATTATATTCCTGTTTCTTTGTAACAGTTGGTATACTATATTTTATCAAAACTTTATCATCTATTTCTAAAGTATCTGCAATACTTCTGTGAGCAAGTACGGTATCACCACCACCTTGTGGAATACTTTCGATAGCTGCTGGCAAGTTTGTTAAATTCTGTACCTCTGGTAATGTTCCTCCCATTGTATCGACAGATGTGTAACAATCTGCTACTCTTCCTTGTGCTGCTGTGATAGCTGAAGCTATAGTCATTTACAATCTCCTACAAAGCATTGATTAAAGTTTCAATATCTCCACAAGTATCATAGAACAATTTTGCAGAGGGATATTGAGAGTTTGTTGAAGCACTTGATACAGATGTAACTAGATTTGAAACAAGTTGATATCTACTATCAGTTACTGTAGTATATTCACCATCTGTTAAACCTTCTACAACAGAGAACGTACCAACAACAGGTATTAAACAGATTCTTAAATAAATTGTTTCTTGTTCTGTAACAAGTGGATCACGAGATATCTGTACAGTTTTTGTAGCAACTGTATATACTGCTTCATTTGTAATATTTTTTCTAGAACCTTCTAAGATATAAACAACTGGAAAATAACCTACACCATCCGATACGAGACTAGAAACATCTATAGTAGCTGTATTGGAATTACTAGCAAAGGATACAGTACCTGCATAATACTGACAAGGATCTGTGGAAGAACCACCAGCATCTAAATCAATTGTTGAATCACCACTTTGATTAGTTGTAAAAACTCCTTTAGTCACACCACCTTGTGTCAATGTAATAGAACCATTACCAACTGTTGGAATGTCACTAGCAAGTGCGAATTCATCTGCATCATGTGTTACAATATCTCCATAACCTTCTATAGTTTCTTCAATACTTGAAACATCCCCGTCTAATTCATTTATAGCATCTACTAAACTTGTTTTATCAGTTGTGGTAAGGTTTGATAAATTACCTTCTACACCTTGTGCTCTATTTGTTTCAGCTGAAATAGCACCTGACAAAGCTGTATCTGCATTGGTTCTATCTATAATCTCTTGGTCAACTTTGTTTTCAAGTGCATCAATGTCTACAATTGTATCTTTAAACCATTTTACAGTTACTACATCATTATCGTCAACAGGATCACCACAGTTGATAATCCTTCTAGTATTCATGTCAAGTTCTGCATCCATAAAGTTAGGAGTTTTACCAGAACGAGAAAGAGCATCTTCTATACCTTGTTGTAATGCTTCAAAGTTATCGTTTATTAGTTTTGTAGCAGCTGTGTCATTATGTGTAACACTGTCTAATTTTCTTATGCTTGTCTTCATTATCCTATCAATCCTTCTGCTTTCAATGCTGCTATCAAATCGTTAATCTTTCCAACAATCGTTGCTGTGTCTGTCTCATTTGGATCAAGCAAGTTCACAGCTCTTAGTGTCATATCTAGTGATGTTGTTGAAAGTTTTTGAAAGGCACCTGAACCAGCACCATCGGCTACGTAGACAGTACCTGCAGCAGCCGTTCTTGCACCCTTTGGTTCATGTAATAGTTCATCTGGAAGTTGTGAATGTTCTACGTCAGCCATTGTAATATCCTCTATTTAAGTTGGGGCCAGCCGTAGCCAGCCCCTTAAAGTTTGAATTAAATAAATTCGATTTTTAATACGCCCTTGAGGTCTTTAACAGTTCCGCTCATTTTTACATAAGCATTGTCTTGTTCTGCAGCAAGTTTGCCGTCTTCGAACGCAACCGGAATCTGTGTGCCTTCAGCGTTATTACACTCGTAAGAAGTTGCATCTGCCGGTGTAATTGCGGAAGCAGTTAATTTAATAGCTGTACTAAAGTCTGAACCATCTTTCTTAACGAGAGACAATTCAATGTTAGCGCCTTCACCAGCTTCTTCAACAAATAATACAGCTCTTCCTAAAACTGAGCCAGCCGGTACACATGCTTGACCACGATCATAAGCAGTGCCTACATTCGGACCAATACCTTCACCGTCAATTTTAACTTCAATAGAGTTATACATGCCTTCAGCAGGTTTTGCGGAAGCATCATACAAATTGTCAACACCTTCGCCACGACCTACAAAACGTACTAAACCGAAAGAATCTACATAATCACCCATGTTATTTCTCCTTATGCGCTAGCCGTAATAGTTGAATCAGTGTCTTTACATAAGATGACAACAAGGTTTTCTTGGTCACCTACATCAAGACCATAACGAGCAACAGTCACATACTCTTCACGCTGTTTTGCCATGTTCCAACGTCCTTCGAACTTCGGCATCTGTCTCCAAGCCATACGGAACGGACGACGATCTGTGATGTTCGTGAACAATAAAGCAACACCGCAGTTTGTCAAAGCTGAGAAAGCCTGTGTACCTTCACGATCTTTCAATGAAGTTTCACCAGACGACTTTGGCAAGAACTCAGAGGTGTAAACATCCCATCCATAGATGTTGAATGCAAACTTCATACCTGTCATAGCACCTTCACGAACAATGCCTTCAAAGCTTGGATTGTACTTCAAAGAAGCTTTAATACGTGGGTTGGTAACGATAGCATACTCTTGATAAGACGGAACAATTGCAATACGTGGACCATGATAGTTAACTTTGTTCAAAGCTACAGTAGCATATGCAAAGTCTTCAGGAGTTAATACACCCCAACCATCTTCAGAAGTACCAGCTACAAATCTGTGTTGCATACCGTTGAGTACAGTTGCGTTATTTGTTTTAATGATTGAATGTTCTTTTACAGCCAAGTTGAAGATCTTTTGTTCCAAATCAGCAGCAATTGCACGAGCTTCAAGAGCAGGAACTTTTGCCATGATTTGAGAAGCTAAATAAGAGTCTTGTGCAAACTTAGCAGTTACATAGTGACCACTATTTACATATTCATTGATCTCGAAAGTACGAGTAGCAAAGTCTAAACCTTTGAAGTCAATCTCTTCACCCTCGTGATAATCAGTAACAGTAGCGTTACCCATTTCTACATCTTCCCATTTGTCACCATCCGGGAAAGAGTTGATTACATCTACATAGTTCATAGCAATCAATTCAGGTTCCAACTGTTCACGTAAGATACCTGAGTAGATCTTGGCACGGATTACTGCTTTACTGTTTTGGGTATTAATACCATTTAAGTCAGCCATTTTAATCTAATCCTTTTTAAAATTATTACCATGATTTAAGTTTATCTAACATTTCAGGATTCTTCATAGCTCTGTTAAAGAGATCTGCAGCAACCTTAGGGTTATTAGCAGACTTCAACATCTCATTATAATCCTCTGTGTTAGGTTCGTTATCAGTATGTCTAGTACTTTGTAAAAAGTTTACTGAATCAAATGACACAGTATCTTTCAGACCAAACATACTTTTAAAAGCCTTAGGACTTGTTTGTGCAATGCCTTGCAAGTATTCAACAGTGCATCCAAGTTCTTGTGCTTTATTCTTTAATGCAAGTTCAACATCACTGTTAACAGTCGCTACAGCTGCCTTGCAATTTTCCCAGTTGTTTTGAGCTGTTGTACGTTGTGCTTCTTCTTGCATAGCTTTGAGAGCTATCTGTTTCATAGCGTCTTCGGTAATTTCGTGAGTGTTAGTATTCTCCGTACCATTCATGTTTGCCTCTCTAATCTGTTTAAGTTCTTCTGTAATGTTTGCACGAGCTGTTAAGTTCGTAATCATTTCATCTTTGGCTTTAGCTTCTGCTAACAGTTTTGCAATATACTTATCAGCTTCTGCTTTACCTTTTACAAGATCTTCTACAGATTTATATGCAGAGTGCTCTCCTACGTTGATGACACCAGTATTGCCACCAGCGTTAATATCATTTACATTTGAAGTAGTTGCTTCATCTGTCATAATCTATATCTCCGTGTGAAATTTATTTTTCGATATCTATAATACCATACTCTAATAATCTTGTCAAGCCTTTTTTGTATCCAACTTTAAAAGCTTGTTTCAAAGCCCATGAAGGATTGTCAAAATCTTCATCAGCTACAAAATCTACTTTGCTCAAATCTTCTTCAAGCATTTCGATAAGTTTTTGAAAGACAGGCTGAGCATTGTCTATCATTCTTTTGTAATTGTCTCTCTCAGCCTGATCTATCCTACATAGCATTTTGTTGAGCATTTATTACTCCTTGCATACGTGTTCTATCCAGTGTTTGATTTGCTAGTTCTGCAGCTTTTTGCATATCAAGTTCTGATTGTACTCTTGCATTCTTGTTTAAAATATTATTAAATTTATCAAGACCTGTAGAGTATACTAAAGCTTGTGCAATTGTCTTAGGATTAATCCAGTTTGAAACAAGTGGATCAGCATATAATGCAGTATTTGACATTTGCATCAAAGTCTGTGCAATCTGTGCCTTCTCTGTATAGGTTGTAGAACCAATTGCTACAAATCTTCCTTCGGTTTTTAAAGTATCTAAATTAACATCTTCAAAGGTTATTACACCATTTTCATCTACTATCTTAACTTTAACAACTCTATTAGGATTAGATATATAGATTCTTATCATAAGTGTTAATAGAGGTTCCAACATTTCTAATTCAAACTTATGAACTTTCTCATTAAATAATCTAGAAGCAGCTGTATTAAGTTGTGATACTTCAAATGCAGTCTTTTCACCAGGTGTTCTAAACCCCATGGCTTCTTTAGGCATACCTGCCATCTCTTCCATCTGATTTAAGTATCTGTCAATATATAAATCAGCTTGTAAAGCAGTTGCATCGGGTCTTATAAATTCAATTTTAGCATCTGTATCAAGACCTATATGACAACCTGGGAACAAATATTCAGGCATTTCTGCATCACCTTGTGTTACCACCATAGGATTACTTATGAAGTTGAATACGTCTGCTCTCTTGTTCTCTAAAAAGTCAACCATGTATTGCATACCTTTGATATTATCTAATGGTGACATACTCCATAAGTTATCTTTACGATCTCTCCAACCAGCTTTGAAAATGTTACACCCAAATCCATAGTCTTTAATAGGTTCTTCTAACAATACGTAAGCACGATCCATTACAACAATACGACATTTCTTATGTAGCTTACCTGAATCACAATCATAAAGATCTCCATAGAAAGTTAACAGTTCTACTACATCTGATGCATAATATGTAGACCAGCTATCAAATCCAGCAATACGACACATATCATCAACTATAGCATCTTTGTTATTAGCTGCAATGGTGTTATATATTTGATGACGTTTCTTCATAGCCTTCTTCAAAGCTTTGTTAAATAGATTCTCATCATCTGTGAACTGTTCTGCAGATTGCATAAGCTCTCCTAAAGTCATCGTAGTTCTAATAATCTTAGGAGCCTGTTCAAATGTTGATGCAAGTGGGTCAAAGAATATGTCCATAGGATCAATACGAAATGCTTTAGGTCCATCATATAGTAATGATTCCTTTAAAGTCTTTCTATATGGTACAGCAGTTGCAAAAGCATTACCATAATCAACATAGTCTTCTACAAGCTGTCTAATAGTTGGTTTAAACTCTGAATCATGTAACATCTGTCTCATAACAGCTTTTAATGTGTTTTTGATTTCAAATTTTGTGCCTTCTTCATCAAACGGTTCCCAATCAACAAAATCAGGTAAACCAAACATAGCATCTAAATAATATGTTATCAACATGTCACGAATCTGTGTCAGCTTAGGAATATGTGTACTGTTGTCCCAGTCATGACACTGATTAGTGATATCGTGTGTCGAAGTTGCATACAAGTTCTGAAGAGTCTCTTTAGCATTGCTATACCATCTGTCACGAGAATTATCCCATGCAACATACTTATTAGCAATAGCTGTAGCAAGACTGTCAGGTTCTTGTAGTTTGTATATTTCAAGTGTATTAGGCATTAAATTCCTCCAAATCTAGATAAGGGTTTAGGTGCTTGCATAGACTTCTGATAACCCCATCTTTTAGGAGCTACAGCAATTGAACAAGCATCTGCTAAAGCATTCTTCACATCGTCATGTGCAGGCTTTAATTGTTTCAGTTCTTCTTCAAGTATTTCACAGTTACCACCACGATAGTGAAATATTTTGTGATCTTCATATAACGGTCTCAAGACAGCCGCAACACGCTCTTCTTTCTTTGCAAAAGGTCTGTAATCTTCTATGACAAGTCTCACAGAGTTTTCAGCCAGTTTATCTTTAAGAGCTGTAACGATTACTTGTTGTGCTACTGACACTTCTGCACGGAGTTTTTTTAAATTATATTTATTATGAAGTGCTATAATATGACTATAGTAATCTTGTATACGGTCTGTCTTGAATCGGTCAATATCGAGAACATATCTGTTATTGTCGCTGTCAATACCTACTACAACTATTGCGGTGCTATCAGCACGATGTGATAAAGCAAATGCAAAGTCTATAGCAGCGTATACATTCAATGGTTTGTCTTTGATATAGTATACTCCAGCCTTGGTATAGACATGTTCACGATTATAGTACATAAACATTTCAGGTGTGATAGGGCTGCTACCAGCATCGTTAGGATCATTGTAGTATTGTGCAAAGAACTGTGACTTATCTACATAACCTGCCTTAATTCGTGACAGTTCTTTAAAATCAAACCCATAATACTTACCATCCTTTCTACGAGTTCTGTTCCAGAGGAATTCACCATTCTCTTCAACAGATTTCTGTAATATATCCCATTGAGGCTCTTTACCAATAATTTCACCATGTTCATCATATATCTCTTCCATAGTATTCTGCATGGTGTCATAGATGTCTTTAGGGTGGTAACGAGTGCCAACAGCTATTATTCTACCACCAGGATTAAGAATTGATTGCAGCTGCGAATATTGTGCTTCAACCTGTCTACGTCCTTCTTCATTGTTGTTCTTAGGTACCACGATATCGTCTAATACAATTAAATCAGCATGTGCACCAGTTATGTTAGTAGTCAGGCCACCAGCTTTAACAGTGCTATCACGAGTACCTTCATTCCTTCTTATAGGGCTGTCTACACATATTTCAGATGTAGTCCACTTTTCACGCTTACCTTCATCAATATTGATAAGATCTGGCCAATACCTTCTAACAATTGGTGAGTCTAGTATGCCTTTTATCATTCTTAATTGAGCTTCTGCTAGGTCTGATGTAGCTGATAAGTACACTATAGCAATTGCTGGGTTCTTTACAATCTGCCAAGCTACGTAACAACCTGCATAGAAGCTTTTACGATGTGCACGAGGGTATAGAACAAGTCTGTAATTCTTCCCTTCAGGGTTTGTTAAGAACTTACACAAGTCTTCGTGACAAGATCCCATTACATTATATGGTGCCACCAACTTAACAAATGTTATGAGGTCTGATTCAGCCAGTTTACGTACTTCTGCTAATGTTTCTTCATGTGATGCCATTATTCTTTCAGCCTCTTAATGTCTGCTAACAGGTCTTTAGAGTCTATCTCAGGCTCTTTTTTCTCTTTCTTAGGTCTGCCAACTTTCTTCTCAGGTTTATTAGTCTTACCATCAATGATAAATTTAAGAGCTTGTAAGTTATTTTTGTTATTATCATCAAAAGCAATGGAAATAATCTTGTTTATAGCCTCTGATTCAAGTCTTTTATCAGCTTGTTTACGTAATAATTCATATATTTCACTAATATTGATACTATTTTTAAATAATTCCCAGTGTTTCCAGTCTCCATCAAAGACATCTTCTACAAATGTTGACTCTGATGGGTCTTTATAATAGCTGAGAAAGAGTTTTGGAAAGCTTATTAAGCCATCATGGTCTTCATCGGCTAGTGTAAAGGTTGGTTTATAGTCTGGTACAATGTTAAATTCAGCAAAAGCAGAGTTTGTTACGTATCTGCTACCGTTTTTTCTTACATCTTTCCACATTTTGTTCTCCGTGCATTACAAAATCTGCTACAATTGTAAACAAATTTTTGCAAATTGTCAAGGGTTTTTTGAAAACTGCGTAATTTTTGTGAGAAATTTTTTAGGTGTAATAAGAAATGAAAAAAATTTTCATCAACCCCCTGCCACCCCCTTTAAAAACTGTTATCAATTTGTAAACAATTTTTTAACAATCTGTTTATAATCTGTTATAAGTTTGTATTATATATAATATATATCTTTAACAATCTTTAACAATCTCTTAAAAAGTTGTTAATAACTTTAAAAAACACTTGACAAATTTTTTTAGCCTTTATCAATCGCAAATATATTTTAACAACCTTTTAACATTTAAAAACAATCTCTTAAAATTTGTGCATAACTTAAAATATTTATTGCAACTATTAAAGATTGTTATATATTAGAATCAGTTTTTAACATTTAGTAAAGGAATTTTAAAATGTATGGTAAGCACACAAATATTTTTTGCAATAACACTGATTGTTTAACTCAAGTTTGTGCAATCTTTAACTTGTCAAATATAGAGTACGAAGTACTTGACGAAGATATAACAAGCGGAGTTATTAAAGTTTATTATCAATCTATTCCACAAAACAGAAAATACGATTTGTTAGTTTTGTTAATACCCCTTATCAAAAAAGGGAGTCTAAAAAAACTTGATTCACTTATAAAATTTTTATAGTTGCTTGTATAACCCCGCTTTAAGCGGGGGTTTTTTTAACCTTTTAAAAATTTGTGCATAACTTAAAGAAAACACTTGACAAAAAATAAAAGAAAATTTTGCACAAATTATTTAAAAAATTTATTGACAATAAAAATATATCTGTTATAAGAATCTCATAAGGTAAATTAACAACCTTGTTAAAAAATATTGTAAATATAGCAACAAACTTTTTATCAACTAATTAAGAGGATAAAAAAAGGGATAAATGCAAACAGAATAAAAGCTTTTAATAAATACCTTTTATAGAATAACAGCTTTTAACAATCTCAAACACGTTAAAAGAAAATTTTAAAGAGTTATATATAACAGCAAATAAACAAGTCAATAAAATGTTTGTTAATAGTCTTAAAAAGAGAAGAAAAAACGCAAGCTAATTTTTAAAGCGTTTAAATAATCCTTACCTTGCCTTGCTTAGTTTGTTGATAGTTTTTAAATTGACTTTTATAAACCTTGTAAAGTTTGATTTACAAATGGTTTTCTAACTAAATTATGCTATAAAATAAAGTTAATAGGGAATAAAAAATAAATAAAGCTTTTAAAAGTTTTGTTTTATTTGTTTTGTGTTTTTAAAGATTCGTTAGGTTATTAACAGCTTTAAAAATAAAGTTTTGAGTGATAGCAAAACAAACCGAATAAAAGCTTTTAATAGTGGATAAAATTTTTTAGTTATGTGTTTAAATGTTAGTTGCGTTAATTGACTAAATGCCACTTTTAAAACATAACAAGTTTTTAACCGCTTGTATAGATAGTTGACAAGTTTTAAATCTTGTTAATGATTCTTTATAAGTGCATAGCTTAAAGGTAAATGAAAATAAAATCCGTTATTCAATAGTGATATTGTTTAACAAACTAGTCAATAACAGATGTTAGTTTAAAAGGTTTTAGAAGTATGTTACAATTAAGAGTTACCAATTAAATACTCAAACTTAATCAGAGTCTTAGTAAATGAGTGATAGTGCAACACGATATATTCCCTAGTCGGTGCGGTAACAAATTTTATATGTACGTTAATAGTTTTTATGAGCTGTTACCAAATTTATGGAAGGATAAACAAATGACTACTGTTAAACAACTCAATGTATCTATCTCAAACTTTTTAAGAGGATACAAAAACTCTGCAAAAACTTTGCAAACAATCTTGGAAAACTTTATTGACTCGTTTAATGATAGTGATGGATTGAATCATAACTCCACACCTTTAGATACATTATTAAAAGGTTTAAGAAAAACTGATTCTGCCCTTGTCAAGATGTATATTGCAGAGGTAACAAATGCAAAAGCTTATCTCAATGCTAAAGGTAATTACACATTGAAGATAGACGGAACGGAACTTGTTACAAATGATAAATATGGCACGATACAATGGAACAATATGGAAAAGAACGTTGTAGTAATGTCAGTAGATTATTATAAAAATATGCAGGAAGCTTTGAAGTACACAGAAAAAACTCTTGCCAAAGCTATCAAAACTGCTAGAACTGATGAAGAAATTCAACAACTTAAAACAAAAGTAAACGAAATGTTCACAACTCAAAACTAATATGAAACGAAACTCGTAACAGCTCATACAAACTATTAACAAAGGAGGTAACAATGACTAAATATACTCGGACTGCAACAAGATTGAGGTCAAGTAATGCGTACAGAGTATCTGAAAAGCAACGACAAGATAGAGCAAACTGTAGATTTCGTGATGAAGTTAGTGAAGGACTTTGGAAACGTGATGGAACAGCAGGAAAAGACTTTCACAAAAGTCAAAAACAACAAAGGAGTATAAAAAGATGAGTAAAGGAACTTATATCAAAACTGTAAAAGAACTTAAAGAGTTTTTAGAAGATATACCAGATGATACAACAGCAACTTGTCAAGACTGGAACGGTGTTCTAAAACCTTTTGGCATCACTTACAATGAGGAAACAAACGAAGTAACTGTTACAAATTATTAACAAACTGGAGACAAAACATGACAAAATGTAGCAAAAACTTACGCAAACACTTAACACTTCTTAAACAAGAGTGCAATCAAATCGTAACACTTCATAACAACGGATACAAAGTACCTTTACAAACTTTAAAAGATTATAACGAACATAAACGGTACGTAACAGAACTGCTAAAGCTTGAAAAAATGGAATCATATAATACAATCTTTAGAAAGTCAAGATAAAAATTTAGTATCACCATTAAAATAATACTTGACAAATAATTTTTTACGTGTATTTTATTAAAACTTTTAACAATCTTTTAACAGACTGTACTAAACTTGTAACATATGTAACAGGATAGTACAGTCTTTTAATATGTTTGTAACAAGTTAATTATAAAAGACTATGTAAAAGACTTATCTTTAACAACTATTAACAGACT